AATGAAATTTAAGTTCAGCATTTCTTTCATCTGCTTCAAAATTGGCAGCCATTTGAACTAGATCGCAAAACTCCTCCCAGTATAATTCTAGTTCTATGTACTTTTTAGTCCAACTGTAGCGGGAAGCGAGCACATCTATACACCAAAGAAAAAACTCAACAGCAGGTACTTCTACTTTTTGGCTTCTATTTCCGCCCCGAGCTCCCCTATAGGGGCGACGAAGTTTTTTAAGTTCGCTGCAACATCATTTAACTTGAGACAAGCGCTGAAAGCTTCAGAAACTTGTTCAGGATATGCTTCTTTTAAGATTTTTCCTTCTGTTAATGGTTCTTTAATATCTACAGTTGAGCAACAGATAGTGATAAATCTCACCATCTTTTCAGGCCAACTTTTGAACATACTGACTACCAGTTTGTCAAAGTCAACTGTTGCTTCACCCTTACCTTGAACTGGCGTTTTTGGAGCAATATCTTTAATCATGTCCATATAAACTTGCAAAAGCTCATAAAATTTACCAGCTTTGAGTTTATAAAGAACATACTTATTTTCTCCAAAAGTAATTTCTGTGGTGATTTTACCACTAGAAACATCCCCAGTATTAATAGGTTCTTTTACTTCATTCATAATACCTCCTTCCTAAAGGTGTTATACCTTGTTTTGTCTTACTTGAAACAACTGTTTTCCGCTGCTGTGATCTGTATCTGCGTAAGCAGTAAAGGTAACACCAAAAGCAGTCGGATTCTCTCTCTCAAAGTTAGCCTCGATACCACCCGCTACACATCTAAAAAATGTCCAAGTGGTTAGATAACCTGTATCGTTATCTGAAATTTCGAGTTCTAAAGCCAGGTAGGAAATTGTACTAATTCCTCCAACACCAAGCCAGTAAGCGACACCATCTTCATCTTGAGACGAAGCGAAATCACCTAAAACCAACTTCATGTTTTCAGCAGTAGATTCTAACATTGAGAATTCGACAGTAGCTGTTTCACCAGTAATAGCGACATCAACAGGTGGAGTTGTTTGGTCACAGAAAATATCAGATGTATCGAGAGAGTATGTAACAGTGACTCCTCCTGTCGTACATCCGACATCAGTTCCCGCAGGGCTTACATCGTACCAGTCGGCATTTCCACCATCTGGTATTACGGTTCCCCCGACTCTGACCGTGGCTCCTTTGACGTTTATATTCGTTGCTGTTATAGCCATGAATTGAATCCTTCTATAATAAAATAATGTCTGCCACTAACACTTAATCTTTACCTATTACTTACTTTAGCTGCTTCTAATTCTAAATTCCAATCAAGCTTAGACATATACAAAACAGTTGGATCCCTTCTGGCACAACCCTTACCTTTCAAAACTACTATGCCAGGATAATCTCTTTCATCTACCTTGGTTGATTTTGGCATTTTGTACTTATCTTTTAAAAAATCGTACTTTTTGCTTGTAACCGAGCCTCTAACGGTAGCTTTGTCGGCAGTGCCAAGATATACTATTTCTCTGAATTTTACTTCAGAATTGACAACTTTCCTAGTGGCTTTCTTTGGTCCCTCAATCCTTGTTTCTTCAGGTGACAATTCTTCCGTATGTTTTTTAATGTGTAATTTATAGAATCGTTTTGATTTATATATTTTGCCACAATAAGGACATTCCTTCTGCCATTTCATATTATTCTTCTTCTTTCAGATATTTCCTAATAACTATACAAAGTTTATCCAAGCCGATTTTCTGATGACCGATTATATCTCTCCAGGTATCTCTAATTCGAGCTTTGGTAAACTCTTTGAAATCATCAGGCAATTCTCTATTCTCTATCTCTTTGCATAATTGTGCTTCCAATTTTCTTAATTCTCCCCATAAATCTCCCGATAAATCTTTTAATGCTTCAAAGGCTTCAGGATCATCAATTTTAGTCCATCTTTTCCATTTAGCCTCTAGCTCTAAAAGATATGAAGGTTTTTTTATTAAGTGACCTTCAGGATTATGTGTAACTTTTATTTTAGTAGCCATATTAACCTCCTTACTATTACTGTGACTATTTATTAGCCCATTGAGTTTTATATCTTGTTTGCGTGATCCAAATTAATGTATCAAGATCTCTAATTGGTTCTAATAAATTGTCTCTGAAACAACTATAGCAAATTATTTTACTGGTGTCTAATGTCGTTTGTCCATTTAATAACACTTTTACTCTTGCTTCTATATTATCTGATTCTTCTGTTTTTGAATCTCTGCTGAATATCGTGATACGGAAGAAACTTTCAGTTACTTGTCCCGTACTTATTGTTTCATCAAAAATATTATCTCTATCAGTAATAATAGAATAAGTGATACACGGATATTTTGCAGCCGATGGTGGTTGTCGATGAAAGATTCTACCACTTCCACCCAAAAGGCCTTGCAAAGTGGTATCGTCATTCAATTTGGCAAAAATAGCCTCTTTTAAATAGCGTATATTTTTATCGTATAGGGGCATTATGCTCCCGCTCCTTTCATTCCTGCAAATCCTTTAGTAAATTGTTGAGTTCTTGAATGTCTTGTTCTTTGATTTGCTGTTCTTGCAAACTTATTTAAAGCAATCGTTACGGTTTTGGCTATTTGAACAGGAATTTTTGGTGCTAGTTCAGTATAAGCACCCTCTAAGTAATGATAGCCTTCCCACCAACCCCCTCTTTGAGCTCCCCATTCTCCGCCAGTCTTATAATGCCCAATTTCTACCCACTCAGCGTAAGGTGCCATTCTCATGTCGGGTCCTATAGAAATAGTGAGAGTTTTTCCTGTTTCAGGTTTAAATCCTGGTCCTGGTTCATAACCATACGATACGGCTTCACCTATGTGTAATTTAATAGCTTCTTGTAACTTACCTGTCCAATATTGCTTATTCGTTCTTGTTGATGATTCTCTTTCTAAAATTTCTTTTGCTTTATTTTTAATCTCTTTGCCTTGTTCTACTAGTTCGACTTTAAAATCATGAGGAATAACAATATCCGCTTCTCTAAGGTTTTTTAAATTTATATTTACACCAGCGAGTGATAGACCTAATTTCAAATTGCCCTCCTAAAATCAATAATATCGCAATGTTTTATTGAATTACAACTTTTACACAATGGTTGTATATTTTCTATGTAATCAGATCCACCTTTGGATAATGGGATTATATGATCCTCAGTCATTTTAATTTCTGGCTCTTTTCTTTTACAAGCCAAACAAGTATATTTATATTCCTTTTTCAAGTCTTCCCATTCTTTTTGAGTATGTGAACCTTCAGCATTAATTTTTTTTACTCTACGTCTTGCATTGAGATAAAGTTTTCTTTCAGGAGTAGAAATTCCACCTTTCCATGCTGGACATTTATTACCAATCTGCTTTTTGCGAACCTCCCTAATCTTTGCTTTTACCTCTTCTGTATGATGTTTACCATATAGATGGTGTTTTTTCCCACTCATTTCTGGTCTTTTTTTTCCTTTATTCCAAGGGGTTCGTCCTTTTTTATATGATAATTTTTGTGATTTACTCATCCCTTTCTTTATTTTTTCAGAGCAAGACGTTCCTTTATTCCAAGGGTTAATTCCTTTTATAAACTGTCCTAATATATTTCTACCCTTCATGTTATTTGTGCTTTCGCTGTTAAATTTTTAAATTTAGCTGTATCAAAATAACCAGTTGTATTTTTAAGAATTAGCTTAACGTGATGACTGTCAGTTATTCTTCTATTCCCTGCTTGTAAAACTTCAATCCCTAAGACAATATAATATTCGCCCGTTTCTTCATCTAACACGATATCGCCTGGCTTAATTTGTCTAGTGACATCATTTTCAACTCTGTTGACGTAAGCGGCGTGTGTTTGATAATTGATTTTACCCTGAAGATTATATTCTACTTCAGATTTTTGCGGTTGAACACTAGCTTTTACTGAATAATAGGCAGTTTCTCTTGCGAGAGCTTGATCGCCAACGGAATCAATAGTTCCAGTATCTCGAAATATATCAATTGTGGTATTTAAGAATCTGTCTGGTATTTTATAAATGGACATTTAAAAACTCCTTTAACTGTTCTTTTGTATTATTCTTTTTTCCATAAATCTTGTGAAATAAATTATGACATTTTTTATCAAATGTTATTCCATTACTGATAGCTGTTCGTAACTCTGGATAATCAGCGAAATTATTAATGTGATGTGCCCTTAGGTGTTTATTTCCTTTTAAACATTTCTGGCAGGTCCAATTATCCCTAGCGAAGACTGACTCTCGCCAAAGTCTATATTCTATGCTTTTTCTTACTTTCTCACTTTCAGTAGTAATTCCGCCTCTCCAATTCCAGTGCTTACTTCCACTATTTATTCTTGTAATATCTTTATCTTTACAAACTCTTGAACAGTATTTACCTCTACCATATTTTATTTTCGATTTTTTTACTTCAAATTTTTTCCCGCAAACTAAACATTTACATTTAACTCTGTTTTTCTTAGGTCTAAGTTCTAAATTTTTCCAACCCTTAGACATTCTTTTAATAATTTCTTTTTTTTCTTTTTCAGGCTTATTTGACCAATGCCATTTTGGCTTCATATATATTATATAATACTATAAATTATCAGCCAAGAGGGCCGCAAAAGCCAAATCTTCGGAATGGTTGAGTGTAAGGCCTAAGTAACTTAATTATTGACTGAGAACCTTTAATACCTAATTCTGCCATTGCATCCTGTTGATATTTATCTGTTTTATAAGTTTCAGATACATCAGCTATTTTAAACCTTTCTAGTTGTATATCTTCACCCTTGGTTTGTTTATAAAGTTCTTCGACCAACATTGCCGCTGCTTGTTTAACTCTATCAGGGACAGTAACATAACCTGCAGTATAAACAACCGTTGCTACTGGGATTATTTGTGTTGCCGAGGGATCAAAAACACAGATTCTTAATGTTGGTACTGCAATATCTGAAAAGTATTCTAAGTAAGATGCGTCCTCGTTTTTTCTAATATAAGTAACATCTAAGTCAAGCGTATTGGTTGGCCCTTGCATTAGCTGAACACTCGTTAAGCTGATAAGAGGCCGATGTCTTAATTGAATATGAACTCCATTGTGAACTTTATCTAAAACGCATCTTATCTTTTCAGTATATTGAGCATAATTAATCGAATCTCCAAAATATGAGTCCATTATATCGGTCGATCTGTCTATATATTTTTGTAAAACAGCATCAATTGGACTCGTATCGGTAATTGCTGAATAGATTGTTTTTTGCCTTACCTCATAGGGGGTTATGTACCCTTGCCTTAAAGAAGAAACAACTTCATAGTATTGGGTATGTTCATAGGTAGCACTTCCAATAACGAATCGCCAAATAGCGGTGTAAACACCTAACGTTCCTGTATTAACTGCTGGAACAGTGAAATAATACCTTCCAGTAGTACTACCTTGAGTGACTACTTGACTGGTGAGAATGACAACTCCATTAGGATCTCGAATTTCTCTAATAATAATAGATGTCGGATTAGTTAGAACATTATTGTAATAAACATCAATTTCTATTTTATCGGAAGTATTTAAGAGTATTTGGTCTAACATATTATCTCCTTATATTTGCTTTACAAAGAATCCACTTTGTTTGGATTATTCTACTAGGTTCTAAAAT